AAAAAAAAAAAAAGAATATTTATGTAGAGGTTTTATAGTATTTGAATATAAGAAATATAATAAAACCTCATATACAAAAAAAGAAAAATATAAAAAACAAGTTTTTGATCGACACCAGGATTTACAACAAATGGTAAATATAAATTTAGAAGGAATAAATAAATTTGAATTAGGTAAAAAAGGATTAATAGAAAATTTTCCAACAGGAGATATACCTGAATTTACAATTCACGGATTAAATATAAATTTAATATGTTTAGATTATAATAGAAAAATTCAAGGAGGTATTGTTTCTCCACGCGGAACACATATAACACCACCTCTTTTTAATACTAAAATAGACACATTATTAACTTTTATTGTAAAATGGTCTAAAAATAAAATTAATTATATTACTTTAGACTCTATTCCTTCTGCTTATGCTATTTATTTACATTATGGTTTTATACCTTTTATTTATGATAAGGATTTTATAAATATTATAACGGGGGAAAAAAAAAAAAAATATAAAGAAAATTATGATTTTAAATCCGCCCTAGAAGAGTATAATAAAAGTCAACTTGAAAGTAAAAAATAAGAGATAATTTTGTAGCTCCAGTGACTGCGAAAAGATTAGGTAAAAAATGGAGAGAAGTAGTGGGAAAAAGAAAATCTAAAAAAGCAAACAATAATAATTCTTCTGGAAATTTAAGTTCAAATTCTTCAAGCAATTTTAGCACCCGTTCTGGTTCTCTAAGTGTGATTTCTTCAGGAAATAATGAGAATAGTAATTCGCAATAATAATAAAGAAAAACAGTTTTAAGCAAATAATTTCATAATTTGTTTCTTATAAACAGAAAATAATATTCCAATAACTACCAAAAATAAAAATAAAATTATCTTATTGGTTACTGTTGTATGAAATAAATCCCTAAATGTTTTATTTATATTACTTTCTACTTCTACATTATCTAATTCTACTTTTGGTTCCGGTAAACTAACACTTGGTGTATTATTTACATTTTCAATTGGTGTATTATTTACATTTTCAATTGGTGTATTATTTACATTTTCAATTGGTGTATTATTTACATTTTCAATTGGTGTATTATTTATTGTATTATTCAAAATACCGCTTTCTTCTAATTCCTTTATTTTTTCTTCAATAGCAGTAACTTTATCATTGCTTAATTCTGTCATATTAATACTATTATTATTTTCTTTTTTATCTGTAGTCATAATAATAATATTTTTATTAATTTTAGGTTCATTATTTAATGAGTTAATTTGTTCCGCAATAGGAGAATTTTCTCCATTTACATTTTGTCCTAAAAGGTTTTCTGGAGGAATTTCAGCTAAATCTTGTAAGAAAGGTCTATCAAGATCTGTTTTTTCTATATTATACATTCCGTCTAAGGAAGGTTTGGTTTTCGCAATATCGTCTAAAATTTCATATTGGAATTCACTAAAATGAATATTTTTTTCACTATAACAATTAAGTTGATTATTCATATTATTATATTAGACAAAGAAACTTTTTTTATAGTTTAAATTAATTTTTTTTTAGTAATTGCTTTTCCATTTTTAATTGAAAATTCCCTAAAATATTTTTTCTTATTAACACTACTTATATATTCATTAATATCGTTAATATTACCTATTGTTTTATTTATTTTATTAGCAATTATTCGACTGCTTTTTGGATTTTTTTTTAATAATAATCTATTTTCTCTATATATTTTTACTAATTTATTTGCGTCTCTATGTAATTTATTTATTAATTTACTTATTCCCAAAGTTGTTGAACTAGCCATTTCAGGTTGCGGAGTTAGAGATAATACATTAATAGACATTTGATTATCATTATCTATATTATTGTTATTATTATTCAAAAAATCTTTTTTTTTTGATTTAGGTTTGTTTTTTTTTACCATATTTATAATATTTAGTTAGATATTAAAATTATATTTTTTAGATTTATTATTAGGTAAATTGAAAATCCTCCAAATTATACCTAATAATATTATATCTAGTATAAAAATAGACATATTATAATTATATATTCTTTACCTTTTTGTAGTTTAGAAATAATATTAATTTAGAAAATAATTAAAAATTGATTTAAATTATTAATACTATTTTTAAATAAAATGAATATCTCTTTAATTGTTGCAACAGATAAAAACTTAGGTATAGGCAAAGAAAACAAAATTCCTTGGAATTTAAAATCTGAACTTAAATATTTTAGTGAGAAAACACAATCTTCGAATCCCGATTCTATAAATGTTGTTATTATGGGTAGAAATACTTGGGAATCAATTCCTCAAAAATACAGACCTTTACGTAATCGTATTAATATTGTTCTTACTTCCAAATATATTGATTTAGGAACAAATTTAAATACATATTATAGTAGTTCTATAGATAATGCCATACACCTCATTAATTCTTTATCTGTAAATATATCAAAAGTCTTTGTAATAGGGGGTCAACGAGTTTATACTGAAATATTGCTAGGAAACAATGATAATTTTGAATTAGAATATATTTATCAAACTGAAATTTACGATGATTTCGAATGTAATACTTTTCTAATGGATAAAAAAGAATATAAATCAATATTACAGAATTATACTGTAGTTCAATGTAGTAAATTTAAAAAGGAAAAATGTTTAGTTACCAATAAAGACTTATATTTCCGTTATTTTATATACAAAAGAAATATTAGTTCAATGGATACAAATCCGGATTTTATAGTTTACCATTCTTTACCATACGTTCCATTTAAAAATAATGAGGAATACCAATATCTTAATCTTCTAAAGAAGATTTCGGAAGAAGGTATTAAAAGGGAGGATAGAACCGGAACCGGAACAATTTCAATTTTCGGTGAAACACAGGAATTCGACCTAAGAGATACATTTCCTATCCTAACAACCAAAAGAGTATTTTTGAGAGGGGTTTTTGAAGAATTAATGTTATATCTAAGAGGACAAACTGATAACAAAATTCTAAATCAAAAAGGAATTAATATTTGGGACGGAAATACCAATAGGGAATTCTTAGATAAACGAGGTTTAAATCATTACGAAGAAGGTGATATGGGGGAAACTTATGGATTCAATTTCCGTCATTTCGGTGGAGAATATTTAGGGTGTTCAAAAGATTATAACAAAGGCTTTGACGGTTTCGACCAAGTTGCTAATGTTATTCATTTAATAAAGAATGACCCTACATCTAGAAGAATTATTATAACATTATGGAACCCTCGTACTAATCATAAGGCCGCTTTACCCAGTTGTTTATGCTGGTATCAGTTTTATGTAAACACAGAGAAAAAAGAATTGAACGCTCAAATTTATTTAAGGAGTTCAGACTTCTTCTTAGCTAATAATTGGAATGTATGTACAGGATCTATATTAGTCTATTTACTATGTAATCTTAAAGGAATAGATTTAACTCCAGGAACACTTAAAGTTATAACAGGTGATACACACTTATACCTTAATCATTTGGAACAAGTGAAAATTAACTTATCTAGAATACCGAGACCATATCCTAAATTACTTATAAAAGAAAGAAAAGAAAATATTGAAGATTTCCAATTTGAAGATTTGGAATTATTAGGGTATAATCCATATCCAGGAATTAAAGCTGAAATGTCGGCTTGAGCGAAGCGAAAGACGGTTTCGGCTTGAGCGAAGCGAAAGACGGTTTCGGCTTGAAACTTTTTAGAAAAAAGTTTAAATCAAAAAAATTATGTTAAAATCGGCTTGAAACTTTGACGAAATCGAATATTTCTAATATAACGAAGTAAGCAAAAAAAAGTTTAAATCAAAAAAATTATGTTAAAAAGAAAAAAGTTTAAATCAAAAAAATTATGTCAAAAAGAAAAAAGTTTGACGAAATTGAAGATTTCTAATATAACGAAGTAAGCAAATCAAAAAGGAAAAAGTTTTATGTTTTTTTATTTCGAATTCTTCTAATTCTACCATTTCAAAGTTTCCTTGATATGATTCAAGAACTTCGTGTTGTTCGTTCGAAATCCTTTTCCTTGTTCAATTTCCAAAAACTTCTCTTTGAATGTATCACCGTAATAGTTTTTCAATTCTAAATCAGGATTAGATTGAATCAGTATATCGAAGATTTTTATCCCCATATCTTCCCCAATAGTTGTAGTATCACAACCATAGAAAAATTTCTTGAATTGTAAATCCCCCTTAATATCTCCTACAACAAATAAGAGTGTCGAAAGTCCCGAAGAATACCAAGTGTTGTAATTACTGGTATCATTCAACCACTTTGTAACTTCTCCCTTGTTTTCAGGTTTCTGTATATTTTCCAGAAAAGTATCTGGTTGTTTTTCCAAAATCTCAGATGAAATCATTTTGTATCTATCACTTTATATATTTATCATATTCAATTTTAATTATCAATTTATATATTTATACATTTATACATTTATACATTTAACAATTTATATACATTTAACAATTTATATACATTTAACAATTTATATACATTTATCAATTTATTTTAATTTCATCATTAGATAAAGAGCAACCATTTATATATTTTAAATTATCCCCATCCAATGATAAATCAGAAGGTCTCATAATCGACCAATCCGTTTTTGGATCTATAATGCCACATTCAACGTATATATAACCAACTAATGCACTACACCAAAATCTATCTGTTTTTTGTGGTTTTTTATCCTTCCTAAATAAAGCACCTATCCAATCTAGAGGAACTATATCATACGGTTTTTTATAAACTACCTCGTGAATGCTTTTTAATTGCTCTGGTGTAAAATGCGTATCGTCACATTTGACTGTCCTTAATATTGCTTTGGCTTCGGCAAAATTATCCAATATTTCTTGTAAGGGCGTAAGTTGAACTCCTAATTTAATAGAACCGTCTTGGGGGTCAGGTTTTCCTTCTAAACCAGATTCCCAAACATATAATCCTTTTAAATTTGGATTTATATATGTAGGGTCTTTCAATACCATAGCAACATGAGAATAATTGCTATGGGTAGCATATTCAATCATAGATGAAAAATATTTTAAACAACCGGTTTTATGACCGGTAAAAAAAATTAAATCTCCTGTTTTTAAATTATCCATTTTATTTCTTTATCATTCAATTCTTTTAAATTATAATTTATTTTAATGCTAATTTATTTTAATGCTTATTTTATTTTAATGCTTATTTTATTTTAATGCTTATTTTATTTTAATGCTTATTTTATTTTAATGCTAATTTATTTTAATGCTTATTTTATTTTAATACTATTACTTTGGTAAAGTATGCCCAAAAGAAAATACCTACAAAGCATTTAGAGAATAAATCTAAAATATTATATGTAACATTCTTCTTTTTCTCTTCTAACCAATAAGCAATACCGTATCCTGTCCAAAATACTAAGAACGCAAGGAATAATATATTATTATCGAATGAATTAAATCCTCTTATGTAATTATGGAAAATAAAATAAAACATCGCAATAAAGAAAATAAATCCTATAATATTCCCTTTTGTTTTATCCATTAAACCAGTTTCACCCATAAATCCAAACGCTAACATAGCGTAATTAAGTACCAATATTATTAAGAAACTTGAAAATACAACACTCTTCTTATTATTATATCCAAAAGCAAGTAATAATACTAATAACATAATAGGTGTAGTTATTGCCCAGTCTACATATCTATTTACATTAATATCCTTATAATTAATTTCTGCTTCATTAATTTTCTTCATAAACATACTATAGAAGAAAGCAGCAACAACCGAAATACATGTTTCTAAATTTAAAATATGTCTAATTTTTGGGTCTTTATTTCTTATTGCCTCAATAAAAGTAATTGTCGCAGTAGTCATTAAGAAAGCATAAGTAACATAAAATGTAAATTTAACAACCTTATCACCTACTTGTGATTTATGATTATTAATAATTTGATTTGTATTATTTAGATTATTTGTATTTAAATTAGCCAAATTCATGTTTAATTGGTCCATTTTTTATAATATATTAACATAAAATAATTTTTAAAAATGTTTGCTAATTATGATTTTAATTTATTCCCAAAAGTAATTGTTAATTTTTCCGAAAATATAGAAAATAATGAAGATTTTGACTCCTTTCTAAACCAATGGATACAATTATACGACCAAAAAAAAGATTTCTCATTTATATTCAATACCACACAAGTAGGATTTCCGCCTATTAAATATTGTTATAAAATGTCTCGGTTTATAAGAAAATTACACCAAAGAGATTACCATTATTTAAAAAAAAGTGTAATAATGGTAAAAAATAAAAATGTTATGAGATTATTAAATATAATTTTTTTTATACAACCACCAGTTGCCCCCGTTTATCTAACCGATTCAAGTTTTGAAGATATCCTAAATGATAAAATAAATATACTTAAATATATTGAACCTAAGAAACCATTTTTGCCTTTCTTTTAATGACGACAACAAACGGCGCATACTAAGCACCCTAGAACTAATAAAATTAAAACACACATAGTAGAGAAAAAAGCAATACAATATTTATTATCAAAACAAGTATCGAATAGTTCTTTATTGCTATTTGTATTGTTTCTATCTGGAAATATAAATCCACTACCTTCATCTACCGATTCACCATATTCAACTAAATCATTATTTTCATTAAAAATAGTAAATCTATTGGATTCAAAGGTTCCAGTTAATCTTAAACAACAACCTCTGCGATTTCTTCTGCCACCAACACACGACCTTCTATGTCTTCCTCCTACACAGGAAGTTAAAATATCATTATCGTTTTCTAAGTTTTCAATATAATATTTAATTACAATATAATATTCTCCTTCTTGTAAATTTCCCAAATTTTTCAAATCTGTATAATATTCTAAATCATTGATATGTTCTACTATAGGGAATTCTTCTTTCCCATCTGTTAAAATTAAAGTGAAATTTTTTTGAATATTGGTATTCCAACTAATATGTAAGGTTTCGTTAATATATAAATCTTCTATTGGATGAATAGTCATGCCATAGAAATTAAACATTCTATTCAATATAATATTCTTAGAATTAGTATCACTTAAAGTAATCCTGCTTTCGTAATTCCAATGTTCGCTTAATTCAGAGGGAACATCCCAGTCATATTTCCCTAATTTCCCGTCTAAAATAACAGATAGGAAACTATTATCCTGCTTATCGTGTGAAACCCAAGTATCATTTATTAAAATTTCTAATTCTAAATTTACTTGGTCTGCTTGGGTATCATTCCAAGTAATATCATAAACATTTCCTGCTTCTAATTTAGTATCTGCGTATGTATATGTATTTGTCAAAGATAGCAATAAAAATAATAATTTGAACATTTTATATTTGATTAGTCGTTTATTTTTAAATAAATATTTATATAGAATTTAATTTAATTTAATTTATATAGAATTTAATTTATATAGAATTATTTTCTTTGTATATATTATAAAAAATGCCTGAAGAATTTGGATTTGGAAATGCAGCAGCAGTAGCAGCAGACAACGGAGAAGCAGAAGAAGCTCGACCGGAAGTTTTTGGAGGATTTGGAACATTAAATTTAAAAGTTGGAGTATTTAATGTTTTGGCACAATCAGTATCATATTGTAGTAAATTATATAGTGAAGACTTTCTTAAAATACCTACAAACA